GTTTCATCTGACATATTGTGCTTGTATTCGTTTGCTGGTCCGCACAGACGCAGCAACCGCAACTTTGATCCTATGTATTCGTGACAGAATCCGGATCATCTTCCTGTCCCGTAATTGATTCTCGGTCGGCCATCATCTCGATGACCTTCACAAGACTGGCCTGACCCATTGCAAATCCAGAGGAGTATTGCAAATGGTTTCTGTCCGTAATGGCAGAAGCGTTCTGCATAAGAACAGTGTTCAGGAGAGCGTCCTTGAACTTTTTTCCGGTCTCGCTCTTGAAAAAGTTGTTGAGAGTGGTCGCGTCATCCCTGTTCCAAGGAAGCGCATCGACCCAGCATTGATGCCGGCCAAATGCCCATGCGGCGCGGACTCGTGAAATGAGTGAGATCATCACTTAGCCTTCTTTCGACCGGCTGCGGCGCGGCGCATGAACTCTGCGGCCCCAAGATTCTTGCGACCAATGTATGCCGCGAGAGCTTTGGGATCATCCGCGCCCTCCTTCTTGAGTTGCGTTGCCAGTTTGCTGAACTTCGATTTCTTCTTCATAAATCTACCATGCCCGACAGGACCAAGTTCTAGGTTTCGTAGGATCTTTCGCTGTATCGCAGTTATGCCTCGCTCGGAAACTCTTCCGCCGTTCCGGATCGTCCTTCTTAATCTCCATATTGGGATCACCGAAGCGAACCTTGATCACAGTGCCCTTCGGATTGCGGACGTACACCGCTTTCTTCTTACTCTCGCCCGGTGTGTAGAAGGGTTTGCCTAACGAGACTTTCTTTCCTTGGTACTCGGCCATATCAAGATTGGAATAGCGGTGAATCTTGCAACTCCTTGATGTTCTCCTGCCTTTTTACCTTCTGGAACCTGATCTTAGGTGCCACACCCTCCTCAAGTTGCTCCATTAACGGAGCTTGGGCTTGTGATTGCACCGGAATCGAGGTCAAAACGGGTTGAGGCTCCACAATAATAGCAGTCATAGCGTAGAATTCTCCGCACCAATCAAAATCAAGCACAGTAGGCCAGCAAGTGGGTCTACTGGTAGGGGGAAACCGCCGGCAGGTCTTGTCGGAGGCTCGATATCGGCAATCTTTGCAGGTCATAGCTTATTGAACCATCTGCGGCTCTGGTGCGACGGGCGGCATTGGCATCTGGGGCTGCTGCTGCTGCAACAGACCGCTGCTAGTCAGGAACTTCTGGATCTCAGCCCGCAATTTCCGCGCTTCATTGGTCGCCACTTGCTCGTACCCCTGCAACAGGCTGTCGATTCGCACCATAAACGCATTCTTGGAGGCAGGACTGAACTGCTGACCCTGCTGGATCGCCCCATTCAGGTACTGCATCAGCACACCAATGCGGCCCGCGAAGTTCTGACCCGGTTTAGCCGGCACCGGAATACCAACCAAGAGCGTTGGTATGGTCTTGGTCTCGTCCTCCAGCTCATCCTGTGCTTTCTGACCTGGATCCCGGATCAATCGCTTGATCAGGCTCGGGTCATCCAGCTCCATAATGCTCTTATCCAGCTCCACCTGATCCACCCAGGGGCTGTTCTGGAAGAGTTGCTTACGGTTAATGGCCTGCTGAACCATCATCTGCCGGCTGACCATGTCCATACCACCCTTCGGCTCCAGCTCGTACTGATCGTGAAGAGCCACCGGATCCGCATCCAGCGAGTCCTCGGCAAATCGATACCGCAAACTCTTGGAATCATACTGCACATAGAGGCTCCACGCCTGCCGGTACAGCTTGGCCAACGCCATACGGAAGAGTCGCGCCCGCAGATCCCCACTCTGCATTGCCTGAGCGTTGATGCTCTGGATCTCGGTCGCCGTTCGCCGGTCACTGCCCCCGCTCATCACACTGCCCATCGCGTAATCCGGGCTACCAATCCGGTTCTCCGCGACCGCTCGCGTCTGGTTTAGCTCCTGATCGAAGCTCACCGGAGGCTGCGGCATCTGAACCGGGGCCACACCATACGGCAAGATCTGACCAGGCGAGAACCGCAGGTTGATGCTGTTTGGCAGCTCTCGTTCCGCTCGGAATAGCGGGCGGTTATACAGCGTCATCGCGTCATGCTTATGGTTCCACATCGAGGTCATCGACAACTCGAACGGAGCCAAGATCTCGCACACGCCCCGCGGGCTGAACCATCCCTTGTCCTTGATCTCATACGGGAAGTCCACGAAGGGAAGTTGGCCATGATCATATGGCAACTCCATCGGATCCCGTAGATCGAGATCAACCGCCGCTGGGCTGTACAAATAAACCTCCCACACCCCGTCATCCCGCTTCTTGTACACCTCCCACACAATCACCCCATCGGTATTGCTCGTGTAAGTGATACCTTCGCGTAACTGCTTCGCGTCATCCTCGGTCGCTGCTCCCGGAATGTTATCGTCCTCCTGCGGGTTACCCCGGATCTTCTCGATCGTCTTGGAATCGCTCTTCCAACCGAACTGCCCAGCCATCCGCTTGTACGCCCCCACACTCATCGGCATCACATGCACCGCCCAATCTGCATCCTGTAAATCCACGGTGTAGGACGGCACCACAAAGTACATCGGGTCCACCGCCTCAAATCCCACCCGCTTATCACCGGGGTTCCAGAAGCACTTCATCACCCCGCGCCCGCTCATCAGCGTGTAATCCACCCAGCTCAACACCTCATCCGTAAAATTGGTCTTGTCCCGAATCTTATAATTGAACCAGTCCTCCGCCACCTTCGTGTACGCATTCAACTGCTGGCGCATCGGAACAAAGCTGGCCACAACATCCATGCCTAACGCCTGCTGGAGGAACAGCGGCTTGAGCTTCTCGATCGCCGTATCAATGAGCGGCCAATGCAGATCCGCAGCCTTGGGCCAGGGCTTATTGGTACGTCGCAATCCGTGATGGCGTAACTCATACCACCTGGTCTGCCTTATCTCCCACGGACTACGCTGGCTAACAGATTCAAGAATCTGCCCCTGCAAAGCGTTCCGCTGTTTGTCGTTCATCATAAAATGCTGTCCCTTTGTTATCCCCCAACCTCGCATCCAGCAAGCGGAGACCCGGTTTCCTCCACCGGACCTATCTCATCCTCCATCCTCTCTAGCAAGCTCCTTCCATCCTCGCCCAACGCTTTCAGGTACTCATCCATCCGCTTCCCGCCACCACCGCAAAACGCCAGTACCATAGCATCCGCCCGATCCGGACTATTCACCCCACGGGAACGCAACTCGTCCTTACCCTCCAGCGTCAGCTTCCCCTTCCCATTGGTCCGCACCTTCCTACTCACGAACTGCTGCAACAGAATCTCGTCCGTACCCACAGGCCCAAGATTTACCTTCGATTCCTCCACCATCCGCCCGAACTCGATCCACATCTCCGCCGCCCTATTCACAAACTGATCATCACGAATGGCCCGCTCCCCGAAATTCACTCGCCGCACATCCCAACCCTCAGACCGCAGCGCGTCACACATCACAACACCCATGCCGCCCACATCCGCATAGATATCCGCCGCCTTCAGGTTCCACTTCCTGAACTCCGCTATGAACCTACCCACACTGGCCATCGTGTCCTTATCCCGCCACCGCACCAGCCCCTTAACCGTATTACCCTGGCGTACAACCAGGACGCTTTCATCACCGCCGGCACTGAAATCACAGCCCGCGGTCAACGGCTGACCCTCGGTATCCTCCTTAGGTGGGCCACTAACCACCCTCTGCCAATCGATCGTCTTCACCGCCGTCAAACTCCCATCGTCCTCCATGAACTCCGCATAGATCATCGACCGCACCAGCGGATGCCCCTCGCCCCACCTCGCAAACTGATCGTCAATCCACTCCTTCCGAATATGCGGACAATCAAACGCCGTCACCGTAAAGGTATTCCACTTCCCATCGTTCCGCCGAAATACATCGTAGAAATACCCGCTGCTCCCACCGGGGCTACTCATCAGCAGAGTCCTCGTTGGCTGGCACCGCTCCATCGACTGGAATATCCCGTCCGGCACCGCCTTCGCCTCATCCACAATATACAGCAAATCATTGCTCGGACCCTGCACATGCCAGCCCTCCGCCTTCTCCGGGTTGCTCGCGCTAAACCCAATACACCTACTCACCAACTCCTGACCATCCACCTTCTTCGGATACACATACCGGATCTCGCCATCCTTGATCGAGAACCCATTCTCCTCGCCACCCAATCCATTGATCATCTTTCGCAGGTGCGGCCACAGAGCATCAGCCACCTGCCGGTACACACCAGCCGTACATACCACCAAGCTCCCAGGCCAGCGAATCATGTGCCAGACAACCGCTGAAGCCGCTACCATGCTC